TGCTCACTACTACGAACGCTGGCTCACAAGGACTTCTTGTTGGCGTAGCTCAAGTAGCTTTCGCTGACGACGAGTACGGATGGGTATGGGTTGGTGGACTTAATGGCGGTGGAGTTGGAAAGGGAATCAAGGGCAAACTTGCTGCAAGCTATGTTGCCAAGGCTAACCTTAATACAACTGCAACTGCTGGCGTAGCTGACGATGCTTCAACAACTAAGATTGCTTATGTTGTTGGACTTGCGGCCACCACTGGCGCGGCTGCTGTAGAGCTTGGCTCTGTAGCGCACCTCAAGGTGAACTAAGAATTAAGGGGGGTGTAAAAACCCCTCTTTTTTAGGAGAATTTATGGCAAGCGCAACCACATTGATTGGACTTGGTATGCCAGCGGAACTTGCTTCGGCAACTGCTGATGGCGTTTTCAGTGGCACCGTAACACCTACCGGACAGGTAGTTGCTACTGCTGCTGGTATTCGTACCAAGCAAGCAATCAACAACGTAGGTGATACTACACCATCAGCGGCAGAGCTTACGACTTCGTTCGGTGCTCCAGCTACAGTTGGTGCTGGTTTTGTAGGTGTTGTAAAAGATAACGATGCTGATACTAACTGCTTTGTAGTAGTGTCAAACGGTACTTCTTACTTCTATCTCAAGTTCACAAAAGCTACATAGCTTCGATGGGGGTGAAAAGCCCCCAATTTTTTAGGTAATCTATGCCAGATTTTACACCCTCTAATCCAACCGCTCTTTTCTCAGCTCGACGTGTTGTTGCCGTAACTCCATCAGATTCTACCGACCTAACTGGTTGTAGAGCTTTGTGGGTAGGCGGCGCAGGTGTTGTTAGCCTTAAATGCGTCGATGATTCCGCAGCTGTTTCACTAACTGTACCAGCGGGGACACTCTTACCGGTGTTTGCTAAAAATGTTATGGCCGCAACTTCTGCAACGCTTATTGTTGCTTTGTACTAAAATGTTTATTGGCATAGCAAATAACTCAACATCAGGTGGGGTCATAAGAGGTAGTAACAGGTTTAACCCTGCAACTCTTAGTCCTGCCGTTTGGTTAGACGCTCAAGCTACAAGCAGCGTAGTCATAACAAGTGGAGCGGTTAGCCAATGGTCTGATCGTAGCGGCAATAATAGAAATGCTACGCAAGCTACTTCAGCTAATAGGCCAGTCCTTTCTACCAATCAAATTGGCGGATTTAGTGCAATCGTTACAGATGGTGTAAACGACTCGTTGAACGTAGCTAGTTGGGCTACCGTTGCACAGCCATTTACTAGAGTGTTAGTTTTTAACCCTGTTGTAGTAACAAAAGGTCGTTGGGTTTCTCAAAGTTTTCCACCAACTGGGACTACGGATCAGGGTGATATTTATTACCCAACGGGTGCTACCAACGCTATTAGGCTAGTAGCAGTATTAGCTACTGGAACCGATGTTTCTTGTGTCGCTAACACAGATTACATCCGAGTAGCAGAAGTAAATGGTGTTTCTTCTAACGTTTATACAAACGGTACTGCCGCAGGTGTACAAAGCGTAGGCACTCAAAGTTTAGGTGGATTAGCATTAGGTTGGAACGGCACAACTGGAACCACTTATTCCAATACAAGATATGGTGAAGTGCTTATATTTGCTGGTTTATTGTCTACAATCAACCGACAAAAAGTTGAAGGTTATTTGGCCTGGAAATGGAATTTGCAAGCTGAGTTACCAATAGCGCATCCATATAAAAATGGACCTCCCTAAGAAATATAAAAATGCGTAATAATGTGCTATAGATAGTTAAACCTAATCCTTTAAAAGGGTAAATTTATGGCACAAATTGATTGGCAGAGCATAATGAGCGGTAATTCGCAGCCAAAGAAACGATACAGTGGTGCAAACGTCAAATTCTTCTTTGCTTATAACGAAAACCGAGAAAAGTCGTTAGCGCAAGGTCGTCCTATTTTTGACGAGATTCCTTCCATTTCTATCCAATGGCCTGGCATGGATGAGACGGTTCGTAAGATTGAGCCGCAGGACATGGCAGAGTACCCAGAGATTTACGCTCGATTTAAAGCCGGTTCAGACCCAGTATCCGAAGGTTCACCTTTGGCTGAATGGCCATTGATGACTGGTTCAGCAATGCGGGAATTGCAGTACCTTGGTTTCAAAACCGTAGAGCAGTTATCCGCTGCATCAGACGAAGTAAAACGAAAACTTGGCCCCTTGTCTAAGTTCGTAAAATTAGCCAAAGATTGGTTAGAAGCAGCACAATCAGATCAAGGTGAAGTAGTTAAATTCAAGCAGTTGTTAGACGTTGAAACTTCTCGGCGCAAAGCACTAGAGCATAAGGTTGAGCTTCTTTTGCAGCGTGTCGAAGCTAACGAGGGCATTGACCTTCGTGACCAACGAAAGGAGGTGATCCGTTCTACTCAGGCATTAGCAACGCCTGTTGAAGCTCTGGAAGAAGATATCATCGAAGCTGACGATGAAAGAGACGCAGCACCAGAAGTGCGAAGAAGAGGACGACCTAGAAAAGTATGACGATTTCAACGGTTATTCAAAACGTAGCAAACGAAGCTGGCTATACAGTCGAGACTAATATTCTCGCCTCCAATGAAGTTACAACTAAGCAGCTCCTTGCTATCGCAAATAGAATCAACCGTGACATCTTTGAAGCGTACCCATGGCCCAAGTGTTACGCTTCTGGTTCAATAACGCTGGTAGGAGGTCAGGCAACTTACCAACTACCAGCGGCTTTTTCTTATTATCATTACGAAACCTTTTGGAACCAAAGCACTCGTTGGAGAGTTCTTGGTCCAATGAGTCCTCAAGAATTTGCAGAGATTCAAGGTTTCGGACTTAACACCGCCGTTTACCAAAGATTTCAAATCAGAGGTATTACTAACTCTGAACTTCTTATCTCTCCGACCCCAGGAGTTACATACGGCGGTGATGTAATCATCTTCGAGTACATTGCAGATCGGTCAGTACGTCCAGTAATTTGGATCGCCTCTACAGCATTTGCTGCCAACTCTTATTGCTTCTATAACGGCAACTACTATCAAACCACTGCTGGTGGGACTACAGGAGGCACAGTACCTACGCACACAAGCGGAAGCGTGTCTGATGGTGGTGTGACATGGGACTACTATAGCGGTCCTTACAATCAATTCTTAGCCAATACAGACCAAAGTATTTTCCAAGAGAAACTTCTTGAGCAAGGTATCCTAGAAAGATTTGCAGAGATTCACGGTTTAGACAGCATACGCCCACGATTTGATATGCAACTAAACGAAGAGTTTAGCAGAGATCAGAACGGCAAAGTGTTGTATGCCGGAGGTCACATGCGTGATCCAATGTTTGCTAGAAACGGTGTAGCAGTGTTTGGTACTTGGATATAATTATGAATGGACAAGAGCCAACTATAACCCAGCAAGACCCAAGAGCGTATTACCTTTGGCTACAAAGCCAACGCATACCAGCAATGCAAGCTGTGCAGATGGTTGAACAAAGATTTGGAGCACCAAAAACACCAGAACAAAGAGCACGAGAACAGGCTGGACAAGGTCAAAGTAATGCTCTAGCGCAAACTGCTGGAACTGTTGGCGGCTTGCTCGCTACTCAAGAAGCCTTACGTGGATTTCCGAATCTTGCAGGTTTATTTGGATCTGGCGCTAGCACTGGCGCAGTAACAACTCCTACTCTCCTTGGAGCGCAAACAGTAGGTGGCACTGCTGGAACAACTGTAGCTACTCCAACACTTCTTGGAGCGCAAACTACCGCACCGCTGGCTGGTGCAGCACCAGGATCCACTCTTGGAACAATAGGTTCTGTAGCATTGCCTGTAGCTGTAGGAGCAGCGGCATTATCAACAGCCTGGGAAACCGGGATGAAAGACATTCTACGAGGACGCGGGACGAGAGAAGATTACATTAACCAAGGAGTAAACATAGCAACAGGTTTTGCTCCTAACTTGGCTCTCAAGTTGATGGGCAAGCGTTCTATTGGTAAAATGATGACAACTGGCAAGTCTGACGCACAACTATTGCGCGATGATTTTCGTGGCCTTTTAAAGCAAACAGGCGTTGCTGATGATTCCTACAATGTTACTTTAGCAGATGGTTCGCAGTACAATGTAGGTTTAGATGGTAAAACTAAGCTGCAAAACGTTGGCGAGAATATTGATAAAAAGAAAACTCGCCAGGCTTGGGATGTAGACTTTTCTAATCCACTTGCTCAATTTGCAGTAACACAAATTGACCCGATGATTCGTAAGATTTACGAAGGTCAAGATGGTAAAGTTAAACCTGAGCAATACACCGGCATGTTAGTAAATGCCGCTACGTCTAACGCTAAAACTCAAGAAGAAGTTACAGCAAATATCAATGCAATGTTGAGTAGCTCAGAGTTTGCAAAACAAGCTGGTGTTACTCCACGTCCTGTTACAACATCAAGACAAACAGCTCCGGTAGTTAATAAACCACAAATATCAGTTCCAGAAGAAAAACAAAAAACTAAATCCATCCGTGATGTGCTCCAATCAAACATGGGTAAAAAGTAGGTAATATGGCAAGAAAAACTGCGATGAAGAAAGAACCAACAGTTAGCATTGCTGTTCCTCAGTATGAAAAGGATCGTTTGCGGGACCTTAAACCAGGTGGGCCAAGTATGGCTGATGGTTTAGCTCAAGGTAAACCAGGATCAGGGAAGCGTCTTTCTCCTGGTGTCTATCGTGGTCCAAAAGGTCAGTTGCAAACTAGCTCAGGTAGACAACTCCCTCGTCCTGCAACACAACCTACTCAAGCAAGTCGTTTAGTTGATGCAATGAATCAGCAGCAACCAGGACAAATTGCTACTCGTCCTCCTGCTCCACTTGGTACACCTGCTGGCAGTGCTCAACAAGATGGTCAAGGTTCAGCACCTATTGGCAACATGATGGGACAAATGCCTCAAATGACTCAAGCTGACATGAATCAATTCATGCAAAACTATGCGTATGAGCAACCACAAAGACCTAATTCTATTACTGGACTTTTGCAGCGAGGTGGACAACAGCAACCACCAATGATGCAAAACCCGCAAATGAGTACGCCAATGCCTGAGCTATCATTTGAACAGTGGAAACAAATGCAAATGTCACAACAGATGCCACAGCAATCGGTAAACACAGGCATCTATGGTGGGCCTAGTCCTGCGTTTAATGTTCAGCAACAACAAATGCAACAGCAAATGTCGAATCCACAACAGTATCAACCAATGATGCCATACAAAAGGTAGTTCATGGCTTTTCAGGGTTTTACAGTATCCCCGCCTTACGGGGGATTGGACCTAGTAAGTCCGATTGATAACATGGATCCAGCCTATGCGCTGGACTTAGTAAACGTGTTTCCTGGCAATGCCGCTCCAACCGTTCGTCTTGGTTATACCCAGTTTGCAGATATAGGAGCTGCAACTGCAATCAAATTTGTTGCTCCTTTAATTAAAGCTGATGCAACTAACCTTCTTATTGCTGGAACGGAAACTAAACTTTATTCAGTAACAACCGGTGGCACTGTAACAGATCGAACAGGGACAACCGTTCCAACATCAGGCGACTGGCAAACTATTATTTATAATAACAAAATTTATCTTTGTAATGGTCAAGATAATGCACAGGTATGGGATGGGATTGCTGCTGCTTTTTCTGATCTTACTTTTACTGGCGTTACTTTAAGCAATCTGGTCAATGTTACAGCCTACAAAGAGCGATTATACTTTGTAGAAAAGAACACAGCTAAGATTTGGTATGGTGGATTACAGGTCACTGGTAGTGGTGGCACTCCTGCTCTTACTAGCTTTGACTTTAGTTATGTGTTCACACGAGGTGGCTACCTTGTCTGTATTGGTAGCTTCAGCAATACAACCAGTACAACCTCCCAAGACTACTTTTGGGCTTGTAGTTCAGAAGGCGAGATAGTCTTTTACAACGGTGTCTACGCTGGCGACCCTACCACTTGGGGCATTGTAGCTCGTTACGTCATCGGTCGGCCTCTTGGGTATAGAGCCTTTATACGAGTAAACAACGATATATGGGTTATTACTGAACAAGGTATTGTACCTCTTTCTGGGCTTTTTCAATCTGACCCAGAGCAAGCTCTAAACATACTTAGCTATCGTATTAACCCTCTTATCTCTGAGCTTGCTACTCAAGTAGGGTTTGACCATGAGTGGACTGGCTTTTTCTGGCCACAAGGCAGACGAGTATACATCTCTTTGCCAACTTCCGGTTCAGGTTGTTATTTCCTAGTATATTCGATTGATACGAAGGGATGGACTAAGTTTAAACTCTATACAGACGAACACGCTTTATCGAGTTGTTTGTTTAACAAGCTCCCTTTTTATGCTTCTTCTATTGGTATCATTTGGAGTGGCGAGACAGGTCAGGCTGACGCAATAACTTCTACAGATAGCCAAGCAATTACCTT